GTCTTGTTCAATGATCGCGCCCTCTGTCTGCATTTTCGCCGCGAGGGCTGTTTGTGATAGGCGGGCCCGGAGGCGTAGCTCCCGGACGCGGTCGCCCGATACGTTCCCCTTGCCCTCAAATTGAAATTTTCTCACTCGCCCGAGTTCCTCCTATGGTAATATCCAATATTCTAATTGACATTAACATATTTTCCTCGGGTTCTTATGGGAATACTCCATAGCTCGAAAAAATAAGGGCCGGAGTTTCCTCCGGCCCGCTCGGGTTATGCTTTCTCTCTGGCCTCGTGGTACATGACGGCCACGATTGCGGCCTTGAGGGTCTCCTTGCGGAGGTTGAGGTCGGTCGCGCATACCTCTTTCGGCGTCCCGCCGTTGACGGCGCCGGAGTCCAGCAAGGCCGCCGCGGCGCCTTTCCAGTATTCCGGGACGTCTTTCAAGTCCTTATAGACAGGGTTTTCCTCGTCGAGGACTTCTTTCACGGTCTGACGGATCAGGGCCTTTAATTCTTCGTTGCTCATGTCGATTTCCTCCTCGTAGGTAACGTAGGGGATTTTTCCCCACTTTTTCCACTTCCGGGCGTTGTACCCGGATTTACTTCCGATATTTGCGACGGCGGTAATCTGTACGCCGTTTTTCCATGCGGGCGTACACTCTACCGCGAGCCCGCCGCCGACATAAATTCCGATATGGCCCGTCGTCCACACCGCCGCCCCGGGCGCTATCCCGGAGAAATCGGTCGAGACGCCGGAACAAATCGAGATCATACCGTCCGCCGAAATGTCTGGGCAGGCGCCCGCGAGTACCTGGTTCATGGTCGGATAGGTGGCGCCGCCGTAGGTTCTGGCGCTATCCCCGCTCCACCCCCACAAGATCGCCTTAATGAGGCCCACGCAATCGAAATAAAACGCCTTGGGGTTTCCGGCGTAGCGGCGAGCGGCGTCAATCCACCCCTTTTCTGTATTCTTTGCGTAGGCGTTCGCCGCCCGGGTGAGGCTCGCGTCGGTGATCGGCGAGCCGAGGCCGCCCCAAATATACGAGGTCTTATAGTCCCGGGCGATAGAGAGCGCCTTTGCGATAAAGTCGGCCGAGTTCATTTACTTTCCCTCCTCGGTGGTCTGAGTCCCGTCCGTGGCGCTCTGTTCGCGCTGGGTCTGAGTGCCGAAATAGAACGCGATCACGACGGCGTACACGGTCATAAAGTCCTGCGCGATTTTGTTCGTAACGGCGAGGTAGGCAAAAACCGCCGTGAGGGTGATCGTGACAATGGATTTCACGGAGAGGAGGTTTGCGATACGCTTGATGATCTTTTCATTCATGGTGTAGTCCTTTCCCCGGGTCAAATCCCGGTGTCCCCTAAATCTTTTGTTGTTGGTTCTTCCTTGTCGTCCTTTTTGAGGACGGTTTTCAGGCATAGCAAGAGGAGCTCGCCGCCGAAAAAGCCGAGGATCACGCCCAGGAGGGCCGCGGGGTCGTTTCCCGTCCTGGACATGATACGGAGCGCGTACCAGCTCGCCCCGGAGGCGGCGGCCACACAATAGGCGATTGTCACCTTTGCGAATAGGTGAGGAATTTTCCCGATCCGCTTCACGAGCCGGGAGAGACGAGAGGGCGTTTTCGCCTCATATTTCCCGCTCATAGCCCCACCCGGGCCAATATGTAGCCCACCACCGCCGCGGTGACGAGGAGGATCACTTTCTCGACGAGGGTTTTCCAGCGGTTCCCCGGCTCCGCTTCGATCTTCTCCACCTTGCCGGAGAGATCGGAGAGGTCGGTTTTAACCTCCTTGATCGCCTCCGTTTGGTGCTTCTGCTCTTTCGCCATAACCTCGACCGAGGTCGCGAGGCGGTTTATTGCCTCCGTGCTTTTCTCGAGGTGGTCGAGCCTGTGCGTGTTCGATTTACTGCGGGCCTCCGTCTCGGCCAGCTTTACGGCCATTTCTTCGCCCGTCATGCCGTCACCCCCTCGGCGGTCTTGATCGCCGCTAAAATATCCGCCTTTAGTGTTAAGCCAGTGAGCGCGATCCCGTTCTCGGAGGCGTACTCCTTGAGCTCCGCGACGGTCATAGCGTCCAGGTCCTTAACCTCCGTCCACCCGTAAACCCCGGGCTCCCATACGTTATTGTCGAGATCGGACGTCCATTTCTTTTCAGAGTGGGAGACCTTGGCCCCGGCGCTATATGCGTCATGGGCCCCGATGGGCTGGGCCCACTTCGGCCACTCTTCGGAGGGATCGGCGATCTCGGCCCACAAGCTCGCCGCGGCGTCCGGCGTCCAATTCTCCTGTGAGGTGTGAGCCTGGACGCAACGATAGAGGCGGCCCGCGTGGAGGCGGATCGCTCCGGCCTTATATGCAACGGGATAGGCCCATTCGGCAAACTGCGAGGCGTTCTCCGCCGCCGTGGTGTCGTCGATCTGTCCCGCCTCGGCCATAACGGTAAAGACGATAGAGGCGGCCACGGTTGCTTGTGCCATGTCCTCGACCTCCGCCGCGAGCTGTGGCGTGTGATCGGTCTCGACAAGGACGCTCTCGACCTCATACCACCGATAAAAGAGCCCGTCGCCGGACTCCTCGCGGAGGAGATCGCCGACGATCACCTCGTAGACGCTTACCTTGTCCTCCTGGGTCTGCGTGAATGTGACGAGGTCGCCCGTGAGGCCGATCTCGGCGTCGGACTTGATACGGAGATAGCGGAGGCTTTTCCCGTTCCGTCTCGTGGTTCCGATCATGTACTCGAGCATAATATTCTCTCCTTTCGCGACGCCTCCCGGACGACGCTCTTTATTGTTTTCTCGATAGGCCGGACGTGCTTATCGTAGAGGCTCCACCCGGCACAATGCTTTAGCTGTCCCGACCGTGATAAAATTCCCCGTGCCTGGATCGGCGCTATTTTGCGGTGGGCCGCGATCCGTTTCCGGGCCCGGGTGCATTGTCTTTTCAGGCGGAGGAGGTTTTTCTTGCGGATCAGAGTTAGGCCCCGCTTGTAGCGGTAGCCGACCGCGTTCACCATGCGTTTGCGGGTGTTGTAGAGTTGCCAATTCTCCTTTAGGCGGAGGCCCATTCTCCCCAAAAACTCCATGATCGACCGGATCGCCCGATGGAGTTTCTTTTTGTTGTGTCCGAAAATAGTCAGGTTGTCAATATAACGGACGTAATGACGGACGCCGTCTCCGAGCTTTTCCCGGATATAGTGGTCGAGCGGCTCGAGGACTGCGTTCGCGAGCCATTGAGAAATGTAAAACCCGATCTTGATACCGTCCTTGATGATCCGCCAAATGAGGCCGAGAAAAGCCTCGTCCTTGATCTTTCGCCGGAGAAACCGCATAACCTCTCGCGGAGAGAGGGAGGGATAAAATTTCTTTATGTCCAGCTCGGCGGCGTACTTTGTGCCTTTCTGGTCTTTCTCGAGCCACTTCTCAATAGCTTTCCGGGCGCGGTGCGGGCCCCGGCCTGGTATGCTCCCGCAACAATAGAAATCCATTCCGCGCATGAGGACAGGGGCCAGGACTTGAACGATCATGTGGTGAACGTATTGATCCGGCCATAGGGCGGGCTCGTTGATCTCGCGCCATTTCCCCGCCGTGGAGTCGTAGCGAGGAAATGTCCGGGGCTTTTTCGGGTGGAAATCCCGTAGGAGTTCGCAAAGCTCGTCCGCCCGGGCCTCTTTCGTGCTCTCCACCCATTGAGCCGTTTTATTCTTCTTCCGGGGCTCATTTACTGCCTCGATTGCTAAAAGGGCGTTCTCACGGGTGCAAAGTTTCTCCATGAGATACCCGATCCGTTTTGTATTTTTCATGCTGTGGTCGCCTTTCGGACGTAAATAATTTTTCTTATTCACCTCACGGCCTTTCAAATCCATATCGGGCTTACTTGGCCGTGTCCCTGCGGCGAAATTTTCACCGAGCGGTGAGGAAAAGACTACGCGGAGTTTCGGGTATGGAATAAGTAGCCGCGAGCCGAGGTTGGAGTTCGTGTTGGAGGGCGCGTTGTTGCCGTTGAGGTAGAACGGCCCCGCGTTGGTGCCGTTGTTGTAGTTGCCGCCCACATAGAGCCCACGG